CTCGCAGGCGACGTTGCAGGCCAGGCAAAGCGTCAGGCCGTCGACTGCGGTGGGCACGTTACGGGAGCCGCCCATGCCGACCGCACGGCGGTGCTGGAACGTCTTCTCGAGCGCACCACACATCACACAGCGGAAGCCGTCACGGAGGTAGACGCCGTTGCGCACCTCAGTGGTGGGGGCGGTCATGCTGCTTCGCCGCCTTCGAGGTCGAGCAGGTCGAACAGGCTAGGCGTCGCCTGCTCGCGGTCCAACTCCTGCTGGTACATGACGGCGTCACGGAACGACGTCGGGTTGAGCTCGGATGCGCGCCCCTCACGGCCGAGCTTGCGAGCCCTGAGCGGCACCGTGCCGAGCCCGCCGAACGGGTCGAACACCAGTTCGCCCTTGTTCGAGTAGCGCTCGATGAGCCGGTCGACGATGTCGAACTGCAACGGGCAGATGTGGAACTCGAGCGCGCGGCGCGATTGTTCACCGTTGAGAGTGAGCATGCGGTTCACGTCGTCCCACACGTCCGGCCGCCACGAGCCGGGGTCGAGGGACTTGAACGTCGACGGCAGCGCGTTCTTCGCGGCGAGCGCCTCGCCGGTGGCGACGTGCGCGTCGAAATCGTAGACGTTCGCGCGGGCCTGGTTCTTGAACAGCCTCGAACGATGCTTCGGCTCGACGGCCGCGAGCTCTTCCGGGGTGAGCAGTCGGTTTCCGGAGGAGCGCCAGTCCGCGGCAGCGTCGATCTGCCAGCGGGCGAGGGAGTAGTCGGGGACGTCCTTCGTCACGCGCTCGTCGGCGTAGCCCTTCGAGCGGTCGGTCTGCGGCTTGTGGAACAGGAGGATGTATTCAGGCGAGCCGACGCCCATCTTCGTGCCGTCCTTGCGCATCTCGGAGTAGCCGAGACGGTAGGTCTGGTTGTTCTCGCGCACGACGTCGGTGGTGACGGTGATCATCCCCATGTAGTCGAAGCCGTGCTTGAGGCCGTGGGCGAGCGCTTCGGCGTGGAACGGTGAGACGGTCGGGACGCCGGCGCCGGTGACCGCGCCGAACTGGATGCGGTCCTTCACGTGGCAGGCGTAGATCCGGCCGGGGCGGAGCACGCGCAGCAGCTCCGGGGTGAGGTAGTCCATCTGCTGCCAGAAGTGCAGGTTGTCGTCAGTGTGACCGAAGTCGTTGTAGCTGGGGGTGTACTCGTAGTGGTTCGAGAACGGGATCGACGTGACGATCAGGTCGACGGAGTCGGTGGCCATGTGGTCGCGGGTTTCGATCACGCAGTCGTTGAGCGCGAGCGTCCAGCCGTGCCCGGATGCTTCGACGCGCTCGACGCCCATGGCGCGGGTCAGTGCGGCGGAGATCGCGGCGGGGTTGAGTCCGAACTCGCGGATGACGTCGCTCATGGTGTCGGTGAGGTGGTCGTGCTCTTCCCACTTCGCCAGGAGGGTGTCGCGGATCTCGGACTCGGTCTCGGCGTAGATCAGGTGCACGTCGCAGGTGCTCTGCTGCCCGAATCGCTGGATGCGGTGCACGGCCTGGATCGTGTCGTTGAACTTGTAGGTGACGCCGACGAAGACGGCCGTGTGCGCCTGCTGCAGGTTCATCCCCTGGCCGAGCATCACCGGCTTGCCGATGAGTGCGTATGTGCGCTCGGCGCGCCAGTCGTCGAGGCGTGCTTCGGCTTCGTCGTCGGCGAGGCCGCCGTGCACGGACGAGAACGACAGACCCATCTCGGTGAGCGCGCGCTCGATCGCATGCTGCTCGTCGTTTAGGTCGCACCACAGGATGATCTGGCCGTCGTCGGCGGCGGAGTGCGCGCCGACGATGCGGACGAGCTCGGCGACGCGGTCGTCGAGCGTCTCGCGCTTCTCCTTCGCGGCGCCCTGCAGCGACATCGCGCCGCCGCGGACAAGGACGCCTTGCCCGTCGCGGTCGACCTCGTCGGAGAGGACGCCGACCTCGACCTGGTGCCAGTCCACGCGCAGCGGCGGCAGGTCATATCCGGCGTCGGAGTGGCCGAGGTCGGAGGGCCGCTGTACGAAGCACGCCCAGGTGTTCAGCCACAGCCAGAACTCGCGCTCCTTGTGCGGGTACAGGCGCAGGTTCCCGGCCTTCGAGCTGTCGCGCTGGAAGAACCGCGTGAGGGCCTGGCCGGTGTCCATGATGCCGAGGAATCCGGCGTAGTGGATCAGCTCCTTGTGCCGGTTCGGCGACGGCGTCGCGGTGGCGACGAATCGGTACGGGATCGCGTCGAACAGGCCGAGGAACTCCTGGTAGGTCTTCGAGCCAAACGAGCGGAGCACGGATGCCTCGTCGAGGGAAACCGCGTCGAACCCGTCGACAGCGAGGCGGCCGTCGCGCACGCTCTCGTAGTTCGTGACGTAGATGCCGGACCAGTCGGGGTCGATGTCTTCCGTGCGGCGGATGAAGCGGACCTCGATGCCTAGCAGCTCGCGGCCGTCGCGGATGAACTCGCCGCGGACGCCGAGCGGGGCGATGATCAGGGCCCGGCCTTCGGTGACCGTCGATGCGGGGTGCGTGAGCACCTGGCGCAGGGTCTCGAGCTGCATGATGCTCTTGCCGAGGCCGAACTTGGCGAAGATCGCGCGGCGGCCGCCGAGCACCGCCCACCGGACGATGTCGCGCTGGTGCGGGAGCAGGACCTGGTGCAGGTCGTCCTCGTGCACGGCGAATCCGAAGGATCGGTCGAATGCGACTTTCTGGCGCAGGAACTCCTCGTGCGTCGTGGTCGAGGTGGTGAGGAAGTCGGGGTGGGTGAGAGCGCTCATGGGGTCCTCCGGTGCCAGTTCGAGGTCATCCCCTGGATGCCCTTGTTCGTGTTCATGAGGCCGAAGTGCTTCCGGCCGAGTGCCCGGTTGATGTCCTCGGCGTGGTGGAAGACGGCCTTGGTGTGCAGCAGTGCGGCGTGCGCGTCCGATGCGTCGAGCTCTGCCATGGCGCGCGCGAGCGTCACCGATCGGGCGGTCTCGCTGTGCCTCGCCAGTGCGGCATTTTGCGCGTTGCTGTACGCGACCTCGGCGTCGTATCGGGCGTCGTTGACGGCGCGGAGGAAGTCCGCGATCGCGAACCCCATGTCTTCGAGGTCGCGCAGCAGCGCGTCGAGCTCGAGCGGGGTCTCAGGGCGGCGTGGGCGAAGCATCTCCGCCTGCTCGCGCAGCTGCTCCCACTCGGTGTCGAGGTCGCGCACCTCGCCCGTGGTGGTCTCGACGAGGATCATCGGCGTCCGCCCTTCTTGCGCGCGGCCTTGCGGCGCGTGGCCCGGTTCTCGGAGGGGCGGTAGTCCTGCGGCTCTCGGCGCTTCGGGGCGGCCAGTGCCTGCTCATGGGCGGCCGGAGTCGCCCATGCGTCGGCGCTGAGCTCGTTGCGGCGAGCGTCCATCCGCTGCTTGAGAGGCAGGGTGACGGCACGCGCGAGGCGAGCCTCGGTCCGCACCGCGTTCAGCTCGTCGAGGGTCGTCGCTTCGTTCACGCGTGCGACCCAGTCGATTGCCTCGCCGCCGTCAGGCACGGGCGTCGAGGGCGCCGGGAGTGCGTCGAGGTCGTCGGGCTCGCGGCGGTCGCCGAGCACGTCGGCGAAGGTGCGGCGCAGCGCGGCGCGGAGGGTGTGCGCTCCGAACAGAACGTGCGGGCGGGCGAGCCAGAGCGCGTGCCACCCCTCGTCGGCCGGCACGACCTCGTCCCACAGTTCCGGCGCATGGGTCGGCTCGGCCCACCCGGCGCGGTGGACGCGAGCGCGTGCGGCGATCGGGTGCGCGCCGTCGGCGAGGTCGAAGATCAGCGGGTGCCAGGTGACACCGTCGGCGGTGAACTCGACGTTCACGCCGCGCAGCTCGCCGGTCTTCGTGGCGATGGTGAGGTACCCCTGCAGGGTCTGCTGCACGGCCTCTTCGGTGATCTCGGTGTTCATGCCTTCGCCGCCTTCGGGAGTGTGATGCGCAGCGCGGGCTTCGCGAACGTGACGTGCGGGTAGAGCTTCACGGCGGCCTCCTCGGTCACCTCCGTGGCCTTGCGCCACCGGTGGTACTCGTCGAACGTCTCGGGCTCTGCGGCGGCCCATGCGGCCTCGTCCACGACCGTCTTCCGGGCGGGGCGGGCGAGGATCACGGTCGAGTCGTCGCCGTGCTTCCACCCGGTCTTCATCGCGTCGGGGAACTCGGCCTCGAGAAGCGCGGTGAACTCTGCCCGCGCCGCGACCTTCGCTGCGTCTGCCGCCTTCGCGGCGCGTTCGGCCGCGATCATCGAGACCTTCGCGGCTTCCAGCTCGGGGCTGATCTCTTCGACGGGTGCGCCGTTGTCGATCCAGTCGAGGAAGGCGTCGGCCGCGGCGACGAGCTCGTCGATGCGTGCCTGGTCGCGTTCGACGACCCGGTACTGCGGGTCTTCGGTCGGCGGCGTGCCGCCTTCGCCCATGACCTCCCAGCCGTAGAGCCACTCGTCGAGATCGAGGACGTGCATGCCGAACTGCATCTGGTCGTAGTGGTCGGCCGGGATGACGCGCTTGGGCATCTCCCAGCCGTGCTTGTGGTTCTTCACCTCGACGCCGCGGACGCGGCCGTCGGCGAGGATCTGGAAACCGTCGGGCGTCGCGAGGTGCCGGCGGTTGCGGGTCGACGCCCACACGTGACGGTTCGGGAGGATCTTCGACTCGGTCACCCACTCGAGGTCGGAGAGGATCTCAGATTCCCGCTCGTGACCGCGCTCGGTGTGCGCGTTGCCGCGGAACGTCGAGCCGTTGAGCTTCTCCGAGAGGATGCTGCCGAACGTGGTTGGCGAGAGCTTCGGCGCCTCGGACGCGGTCACGCCCTCGGCACGCGCGTCGAGCCATTCGGTCTCGTTGTCCTGCGAGGCAACGCGGACGGCAGACACCGCGTCGTCGATGATCTTCGGGGTCATGGCTGGTCGCCCTTCTTCGGAAGCGGGATGAGGAACGCGGCGACGAACGTCGCGAGGCTGAGGAGGACGCCGAGGTCCGCGCCGTTGACTCCGGTCGTCGGGTCGGCGGCGGCGGGGCCGCAGATTGCCGTGCCGAGGAGCGCGGCGACGACGGCGACCATGCGTCCGGGAGACAGCGGCCAGATGCTGCGGTGATCGGTCGCGATCGGTCCGTCGATCACGGGCGCGGTGCGCTCGGCGACGCTGAGGTGCATGTCAGCGGTCAGCGGTGCGAAGTCGTCCACCGGTTCGACGTTGTCGTCGGTATCCTGTGTCTGAGGCATGTGCTTGCCTTTCGTTTTCTGGTGGGGCGTCCGTTGCCGCGGGCGCCCCGCTTTCGTGTGTGGGGTCAGGGTGTGAGTGCGCCGGCGCCGAGCCGGACGCGGAGGCGCTCGATGCCCTTCGGCGTGATGCGCACCTGCGGCGCCGACGGCACGAGGTCTCCGGTGTCGTGGTCGCGGTACGGGGGCATGGCGCGGACCTTCAGGTATCCGGCGTCCACGGCGCGGGCGTACGGTGCCCAGCGGCCCTTCTCGCCGCGGTAGATCCAGCCGAGCTCGTGGAGCTTCTCGAAGAGGCGCTGCGGGCCGGTCTCGATGCCGGCGCGGGAGAGCATCGGGGCGACGTCGCGGACGGCGTAGTCGGTGCCGGCGTCGGCGATCTCCTCCCATGCCTCGGCCATCGGCGCGAGGGCGGCGATCTGCTCGTCCTTGCGGGCGATGATCTCCTGCGCCTGCACGACGGCGCGCGCCATGAGCTGCTCCGGCGTCTCGACCGCGTATGCGCCGGTGCGGCGGATCGCGGGGATCACCTCGTGCGTGACCCACCAGCGGAAGCGGCGGGCCTCCGGCTTGTCGGACCGGATGACGACCTCGTACATGCCGGACTCGGAAACGATCGTGACCGCGCGGCGCTGGCCGCCGGAGCTGATGTCCGTCTGGCGGATATCAGCCTCGTCGAGGCGGGCGGCGACGTTGCCGACGTTCGCGACGCCGAGCACGCCGCAGATGTCGGCGAGCACGAACCAGACCTCGCCGTCGACCGTGACGGTGCGCACCTGTCGGTCGGCGTAGTCGAAGACCTCGAGCGCGCTCACGACTCGCCCTCCTCGATCGCCGCGAGACCGGCGGCCATCAACCGCAGGAGAACAGCGACAGCCAGCGCGGCGAGCGTCACGATCAGGAGCAGCAGCCCCCATGGTGCGAGGACGAACGCGAAGACAGCGGCGACGACAGCGACGGCTGTGTAGGCGTAGGACGTGACCCGCACGATCGGACTCAGCCGTCCGGCCGGGGCAGCCGTCCCCACGGCGCCCCGACCCGACGCGCCCGATACCCCAGCGGGCACCCGGACCCCAGACCGGGCGATCAT